CAGTCGGACGTGCTGCCGCGATAGTTCGTGTCGAGCAGCGCCTTGACATCGGCGTCCGCGGTGAACTGCGCCCAGGCATCCGGCCCGAAGATCAGATCGTTGACCGGGTAGCCGCCGAGCGTGAAAGCCGCCTGCCGCAGCGTGCGAATGTCGCCGAGCGGGTCGGCGGCGCTCTCGCCCCACCGGGCGGTGCTGGTGAGGACTTCGGTCAGCGACGCGTCGCGGCCGAAGTCCACGTATTGCGCCGGGTAGTCCTCGCCTTCCACCGTGACGGCGCCGTAGGCGATCGCCTGCGCGGCCATCCAGTCGAAACGGCGCTCGCACATCTCGCGCTCGGCGACCATGTTGTCGGCGACGACCGCGTTCCAGCGATCGAGCGGCGAAAGTTCGCCCGTGAGCGCTTCGCCGGGCCGGCGATGGATCGCCTTCGCCGGGTTCACGACGTGCTTCGGCTTCAGGTAGGCGGGCTTGAACGCCTTGGAGACGTAGCCCTTGTCGCGCATCACGCGGCCTTGCGCCATCGGCGCCACGAAGGGCGCCAGCCGGCGGTCGCGATCGCCGAGGTCATCCCACATGATCTCTTCGGTCTGCGAAGTGACTTCGCGGCCGAAGAAGCGCAGCCAGAAGCCGTCCGGCTGGTTGTCGGGGCGCTGCTGGATGCCGATCAGCGTCGCGGTGTTGTAGATCGCCAGGGTTCCGCTCATAGCAGGTTCGTCCTTTCCTTCTTGCCCGCGTCAGAGCAGCGAGGCCACGTTGATGTTCGTGCCGGCGAATGCCGCACGGCGTGCCGCGAGCGTGGATTCGGCCGCGGGCCACACCAGCGCTTCGTGGTTGAAGATGCCCCCCGAGTAGTAGGGGCAATCCACCGGGACCGTCGTCGCGGCGATCGGTTCGAGCGTGATGCCGATCGCCTTGCCGTAGGTGGTGGTCCGCGTGGTCGCGCCGCCGCTCAACGTGGCGCCGCCGAACGACGCGCCCGTGCCGGACTCGGTCGTGGTGATCGAGTTGCCGGCCGTGCCGCCGACCAGCGCGATCAGCGTGACCACCGCGCCTGCCACCGTGGCATAGACGCCCGTCGCGGCCACGTTGACCGCGCGGTTGAGGACCGCCGCAGTGTTCGCCGCCGTCTCCGCTGCCGTCGCGCCGATGGTGATCTGCACATCGGATGCCGAGGCGGCGACCAGCGTGAAGACCCGGCCGGCGATCGTGATGGTGTCGTTCGCCGTGCCGGTGCCCGAGAAGGTCAGCGCGCCGGTCGCTCGCGTCTGCGGGTCATAGGCCACGAGCAGGCCATCGGCATCCTGCGCGATGACGGTGTGCTTGGCCATGTGCATCCCCGGACGCGCCTCGGCGCGATCCGTGATGATGTCCGCCTCGCCGGCGAACAGGTTCGGCGGCACGTAGGAGCCGCGCGCATTGTTGAACGAGACGAGAGTGTCGGGGAAGGTGCCGCTCATTGCGGATGCTCCTTACGGGTTCGAGGTCAGTGGGTCTTGCCGGTGTCGGGGCGCTTCGTGATGCCCGCGCCGCCGGCCTTGACGAAGGACGCCCACACGCGATCCGCGATGACCTTGGGGTCGTCGGAGGTCTCGTCGGCCTTCTTGCCGTCCGGCCCATCGGCACCGACGTTCGGCTGCTCGATGCGGTCCATGGCCTTGTCGAGCGGGCTGCGGTCCGATCCGGCTTCGGCCTTGGGCGCGGCTTTGAGCGCCGCCACGGCGGCTTCCACCGTCATGTCGGTGTGCTCGGCCAGATGGCGCGCGAGGGACTCGCGGCCCTTCGCTTCCTCGGAATTGAGGATGCCGCTCATGCGGGCGCGCTCCTCGGCGCGCGCGGCAGCGATGTCGGTCATGGTGGTTTCGTCCTTCTCCTGTTCACTGGTGATCAAGTTGTTCGAGGCGAGCTTGCCTCCGGGGTTCGCCTCGAAGGAGGCCAGGGCCGCCGCGGGCGCCATGATGGCGTCCGCGAGGCCGAGCGCGACGCAGTCCTCGGCGCCGTAGCACTGTGCTTCGGTCGCACGGGCTTGCTCTTCCGTCATGCGGTCCTTGCGCCCCTTGCCGACCGACGAGACGAACGCTCCGTAGATGCGGTCGATGTCGGTCTGGATCGCGGCCTTGACCTCATCCGAAAGCGCTTCGAACGGGTTCCCGTCCACCTTGTGCTTGCCGGCGTAGATGAAGGTGATCTCGATGCCAAGGTCTTTCAGTGCCGGACCGATGTTCATGTGCATCGACACAACGCCAATGCTGCCGGCCTCGGCGCTCGGCGACATGGTGATGTCCGTCGCGGCACTGGCGATCGCATAGCCGCCCGAGAAGGCCATGCTGTCCACCACGGCGTGAACCGGCTTGATCTCGCGCGCCGCGCGGATGTCCTCGGCCAGTTCGAACGCCCCCGCCGCCTGCCCGCCGGGCGAGTTGATGTCGAGCACAATGCGCGAAACGTCCGGATCGCTGATCGCGGCATTCATCATGGAGCGCACCGCGTTGTAGCCCGTGACCCACGGAAGCGCGTAGTTAAAGCGGTTGAGCAGGACGCCATGGACCGGGATGACGGCGGTGCCGTTGCCAGCATAGGGGAACGGCTTCTCCTGCCGGTTCGCTTCGCGCGCGTAGGCGCTGAGCGTGTTGCGCTTGTGCTCGGCCGCGATGCGGTCGCGGACATCGTCCTGCGTCGCGAGATGTGAGATCACGCTGCTGGCGACCGAAGACGTCAGCGGAAGGCCGAGCGAGTCATGCGGCGCGATCAACGCGACCTTGGTGAAGCGCTGCATGAATGCCTGGATGGCATGGCTGTTGGGGCTCACGCTACCGTCTCCTGATCCATGTCACCGTCTTCGCTGTCATCCGCGGCCGACTGCCGGCCCGGCGACCCGTTGCCTGCACGCGCTGCCGGGTCGATCCAGAGTCCGGCGGCCACCAGCAGCTTCTTCTCGCGGGCTCGTTGGTCGATCACATCGCGGAAGTCGCTTCCGAGCCGCGCGCATTCCATTTCCAGCGTCGTGAGGCCGGACTCCATGCGCAGGATCGCGGCTTCCGTCTCCTTCTTTTCGTCGATCTGACCGCGCGACGCGCCGATCCAAGAGGCTCGGCACAGCGCATCCTTCACGAGCGGTTCATAGAACCATGCACGGGTCTTCCCGCGCGGAAGCGGGAGGTTGTTGTTCGCGATCTCTTCTTCGACGACCAGCCGATAGACCGCATCCGCGACCTTGTCCGCCACGATCTTCTTGCGCGTCTGCATGTAGCGCCACGTGGTCGCCATGCTGGCACGCGCCGAGGAATAGTTGGTCTTGGTGTAGTCCCGCGCGAACTCTTCGTAGCTCAGCCCGAGGCCGGCGGCGATCTGACGCAGAAGACTCGTCTCGAAGTCCACGCCGACCCCGCCGGGCGTTCCGGCCGGCTTCAGGTTGAGCTTGGTGCCGGGGAAGAGGTGCGGAATCTTCACCCCATCGAGCGCGATGTTGCGGCTCTTGGACAGGTATTCCGACAGGTTCGTCAGATACCAAGCCAGCGCGCCGTCCACGCCTTCGACCGAGCCGCCCATCGCGGCGACGATCTGATCGGACGGAAGCTCGCTCTCGATGGCTGCGGCATACGTCGCGTTGACGACCGCGTTCTGAAGCACGACCTCTTGGAACTGCTTCGTCATCTTCATGTGCTTGAGCACGCTCGTCATGTCCGCGATGCCGCGGTTCTGATCCGGCAACCGCTGCTCCATGACGTGAAGCGTCTGCAAGCGCCCCCACGAAGTTTCGGCCGGAACCGGCCGCCACTCGTAGCGCTCCTTCATCGCGTTGACGTCGTGCGGGTGTGCCTTGCGGATGTGATAGCGGACCGGCCTACCCTGCGCGTTGATCTCCACGCCACGGCGCATGAACTGCGTGTCAGACAGATCGTTCGGATTGCTCAACCGGTCCGGCGAGATCATCTGCAACGCGGTCCGAAGAGGACGCGTCGGGTCGTTCTTGATCCACTCGGCCACGGCAAGGAACTCGCCCGAATAGACGAAAGAGCCCACCGCAAGGCGGACCATCTCGGTCAGCGTGAGTCGGCGCGATGCGTCCAGCCAGCAGGACGGGCTTTCCGCAATCGTGTGAAAGCGCGCTTCGACGACTTGCTGGAACTCGTCCGCCCATCCTTCGCTGGCATCCAGAACCCGCCAATTCGGATTGGCGTTGAGCCGAAACTCCTGGCCGACGATGGAGTCACGATGCAGCGCGACGGCGCCGAGTGCATACCCGTCGTTGGTCGCCATATCGCGCCCGCGGGCATCGGCGAGCGGCTTCACAGTGTTGATGATGTTGTCGGGCGGACCCATGGCAGGCGCCCACATCACCGTCTCTCGGCTCGTGCGCTCTGCGCCTTCGAGGCCACCCCCGAGCGCGCTCTTGGTCGGCCGACCCGCGTCGATGACGGTTGGAAGTGACTTCCTCTGGCGCGCCATCAGAAGATGAACCCGAGCGGCTTGCGAATGCCGGCGTCGGTGCCGGCTTTCAGGGTCTCGATGTAGGCGCGAAGCTGCGCGACGCTCGTCATGGTGAACTCCACGCGCTCACCGTTCTGGTCCACGACCACGCGGGCCATGCGACCGGTGATGAGATTGTGCAGCGCTTCTTCAGCCTGCGCCAGACGGACGGACTGCGACATCGGTTCACCCTAGAACGGCGCCAAGATCGGCCATCTTGTATCGAGTCGCAGGCTTAGACGCAACATCTTGTTTCAAAACGCCGGAAACGAAGGGATTCCGGTCGTAAACATCCGCCCAAGGCGGCACCGACGCGGTCCAATCCAGCTTTTCGACGTTCATCA